CTTTTAAAAAATAAAAATTTAAATTCTACATAATATATATATATATGGTTAGAAATTTTAGTTGTTGTATATTTAGGTGTTATTTATGTCGTAATATTTATTATTTTATAAAGTATTTATGCTATTAATAATAAAATTAAATATATTATATTATTATATATACTATGAAGATTTTAGAAAAAGAATCTAATATAAAAATTAATGGTGCTAAAATGTCTACTGCTGGAAGACCAGAAAATTTAAGTAAATTTCTTAATTATGTAAATCTAACATTAATATTAGGTCTTCCAGCAAGTGGTAAATCAAGTTTAATAAGACAATTATTAATGGGAACACGAGATAATAATTTATATAATAATGTATTTCATTCAGTTTATTATATAAGTCCAAGTGATACTATGGATCTAAACATCCCAGAAGATAAAAAAATAAAATTATATGAAGAACCATTAGAAGATATTTTAGAAAATATTATGGAGAATGAATCAGATATTGGTACTGAAGATGAACCTCATCATGTATTATTAATTATGGACGATGCTATAAATTTTTTAAACACAAGGAAGGACGCTTTGAGAACATTTCGCAAAATTGTAATGAATGGTAGACATATTTTAGGGAAACATAGTTCCTTACAAACTTGGTTGGTTTCACAGAAGATAAAATCGATTCCAAATACACTGCGTTCTCAAGCAAATCAAATATTTACTTTTGATACTACAAAGGCAGAAAAAGAAGTTATTCGAGATGAATTTACAGGATTAGATAAAAAAGAAGCTAAAGAATTATTTAAATATATTTTTGATAAAAAACATAATTTTATGTTTATAAATTTACATTTGCCTTTACAAAGTAGATATTTTAAGAACTTTAATAGATTAATGTTAGTTGAGGAAGAAGGAGATGAATTTTAAGTTTCCCCTAAAAGTGGCGAATTAATATATATATATGAACCATTTTTAGGTATTTTTATATTTATTAAATATATATGAACCCTAAATTTTTAGATAGTGAAATATATACTCGTGCAAAAAAACTTGCTGATAAAAAATATCAAAAGAATTCTGCTTATAAATCTATGTTTATGATAGAACAATATGAAAAAATGGGTGGTAAATTAAATAAGAAATTAAATAAAAGTGGTACAGATAAATGGTTAAAGGAGAAATGGAAGAATTTTACAGCAAAAGCTATGGGTATTGAAAATGATATTAAAAAACTTCCTGTTTGTGGAAATAAACATATTAATCAAAAAAATAATCCCAGTATATGTAGACCAACCAAAAAAATAAATAAAACAACACCAACATTAGGACAAAATTTTAGTAAAAAACAATTAAAGAAAGCATTAGAAATGAAAAAAAATGGTAAAAGAATTATATGGGATAAATTATAAATTTATTAATTTTAATTTGTTTAAAATTCAAAATAAAAATCTAACTATATATTATAATATAAATGGATTTAAAAGAGATTTTTAAAAAACAAAAACCAAATGCTTCTGATATTACAATAAAAACATATATTGCTAATTTACAAAATTTACATAAATTAATAAATAATAATAAAGAAATTAAATCATTAGAATTTTTAGAAGATATTGAAAAAGTTAATAATGTTTTAAAAGATAAAGCAATTCAAACTATTAAAAATTATTTAGTTCCAGTAATTATTAGTTTATCAACAGAAGATAAATATAAATCATTAATAGAAAAATACAATATGAAAATTAAAGAATTACAAGATGAAATATTGGATCAGTATGATAAAAATGAAAAATCTGAAAAACAAGAAAAGAATTGGTTAACTCACGATGATATAATGAAATTATTAAGAAAACTTAAAAAAGATACTAAAGAAATATTTGAAAAACCTATGGATAAATTAACTAGTAAAGATAAGGATTTAATTCAACAATATTTAATTATTTATTTATATTCTGGAAAAGATTTCCCTCCATTAAGAAACGATTTTGCAGAAATGAAAGTTGTAGATGAAGATGAAAAAATGTCTGATAATAAAAATTATTTTGTTATTAAAAAAAAAGGTAATCCATATTTTAAATTAAATGCTTTTAAAACAAGTAAATATAAAGGAGAACAAGAAATTCCAATAAAAGATATTGAATTAAAAAAATTAATAAATAAATGGTTAAAAATTACTGGTTCAGATTATCTTTTAATAAATACAAAAGATTTTAATCCTATGACTGCTAATGGAATTACTAAATATTTAAATAAAATATTTCAAAAACATTATAAGAAAAATATTAGTAGTTCATTATTAAGAAGTATTTATATAACTAAACAATATGAAAATCCAAAATTAAGTATTTCAGATAAAAAAAAACTTGCTAATGATATGTTACATTCTAAAAATGTAAGTGAATCAGTATATAATAAAATAGATTAATTTCATTCCCCTAAATTTGGCGAATTAATAAATATATATTTACCACTTTTAGGGGTTTTTTAGTTTTATGCGATTATAATTGAAAATTATTTTCTAATATATATTATATATATGACTGATACTTCCGATATTGTAGCAATGTATTTTAATGATAATGAATTATATGATATTCCAGATTATAATGGAAAATATAAAATTACAAAAACTGGTAAAATATATAATTCAAAATTGAAACGATATATGGGTTTTTCATATGACCAAAAAGGATATAATTTAATTAGATTAAATGGTGTTACTAAAAGGGTTCATCGATTAGTTGGTAAAACATTTTTAACTAATCAAAATGAATATCCTGTTCTGGACCATATTAATAGAATTAAAACAGATAATAGATTAGAAAATTTAAGATATTGTCCTTATTGGGTTAATAATTTAAATATTGAAGCTGTTGGTGTTTATAGGAGATCAAGTGGAAGATATTATGCCGTTTGTAGAAATAAAAATTTAGGAACTTTTGATACTTTTCAAGAAGACAAAAAAGTATATGAAGATTATAAACAGAATATATTAGATAATTTTGAAAATTTTGAAAATTAAAATATTATATTAAATATAATGCAACAAAATATATCTAATATGGTTGTACCAGTTAAATATATTAGTTCAAATGAAGGAATGACTAAAAAACAATCTAATCCTAAAATTAATGTAGGAATTAAAAGAAGCAATTTTAAAATTATGAAAATGAAAAGGAATCCAATATTAAGAAGTGTACCAGAAATATTACCATATATTAAAAATAAATAAATATAATATATATATATATATGACTAATCGAAAAATGAAAAAAAGTATTAATAAGAAACCAGTAATTAAATTAAATAGAAGTATTGAAAAACCGAAAAAAGAGAAAAATGAATTAGAAGAAGAAGAACAAATTCCTAATGATTTAATGCCTCCATTAAATACATTAATAAATAGAAATTAATTTTTTTATTTAATAAGAAAGATATTTAAAAATAAAATCTTATATATAATTATAATGGTTGGAGTTAAAGGACGCATGAAATTCGATAAAGAATCTACACCAGAAGATAAAACCAATCATAGGAAAAATCGTGATAACATTAATAAAAAAATTAAATATTGGAGATCACATTATAATTTTGATTTATATCACGAAGATTATGAGGATTTTAATAAAATTGCTAAAAAAATTGCTAAAATAAAAAATTGTATAGATGAATTTTTAAATTTTGACCCAAATGATAGGACTGATTTAGTATTTTACGGACAGAATAAATTTGCTTATGATTTGTGTTTACCTCATTATGATTATATTAAAAGTTTAAAACGATTGGAAAAAATTTAATTCTCTAATCAAAAATCTAAAAATGAAAATATATAATCAAAAATCTAAAATTAAATATTCTAATCAAATTTATTTTTTTTTATTTATTTAATTAAAAATATAATTTAATTAAATTTGAATTCACCTAAAAATGGCGAATATATATATTAATTTACTCCACTTTTAGGGGGATTAGAATTAAATTCCTTTAAACCAAAAATATATAATTAATTTAATATATATAAGAAACTATTTAGAAATAATTTTCTCATATATATATATAAACGAAAATGAATGGATTAAATTATAATAAAAAATATAATGTATTAAATATGGAGAATAGTAAGACTATTCAAAAAAGCTTTTTCAAAATACCAATTAAATATAAACAAAAATTTCCACCATTAGTTATTAAACAAAATTTTTATAAACAATATTTAGATATTGATAATATTGAAGCTGGGTTTAATAATGTTGCAACACAAGATAAATATTGGAAATTCAATACTGAATTTAGTGTTAATATAGAAACTAAAAAAAAATATGTTAGTGGTTATAATAATTTTACTGAACATAAATATGATTTAAATAAAATAAATTATGGTATTGTTACTGGTTCTAAAAATAATATATTAGTTTTAGATTTAGATACTTCCAAAGATAAATGGAAAACTTTGAAAAATCAACATCCATTTATTAAACATTATTCTGAATTATTTAATATTGAACTTTGTGATAATTTCTATGATACTATAGAAACAATTATTTATAAATTAAATACTTTTACTGTAAAGACTCCATCTGGTGGATTTCATATATATTGGAGAATTGATAAGAATTCTAATAGAAAAACATATATAAAAAATTCACTAGAATTAGATATTAAAGCAGAAGGGGGATATGTTGTTGGATTTCATAGTAAAACAGATAAAGGAACTTATGAAGTATTTAATGATATTAGTATTAAAGACATTTCATATAACGATGATAAATTTTTAGATATTGTCTATATTTATGATAAACCATTAGATAAACAAAAACAATACTTACAAAGGAAAAATAAGATTCATACATTACAAAATAGACCAGTAGATATGACTTTATGGAAATATAATATAAATGAAGAATTATTTGCAGATATTAAAAAAGGAATTGATAAATTTCAAAATAAATATTTTGATAATAAAGACGAACAATATGATTTTACCAATTATTTTAAAATTTCAACATTTTTAAAAATGTTTGATAAAAAAGATTTATGGATTGAATATTGTAAAAAAAATAATGGATATGATGAAATTAATAATAACAAACTATGGGATAATATTAATATTGAAGAAGCAAAAAGTAAATATCAGCCAAATTGTATTGTATCTAATATTTTATATAATATTGGAAAATCTCATTTATTAGCAAGTATTAAATATAGAGAATTAACTAAAAATATTATTAAACCAGATTTAAATGTTAATTCAGAAAATACAAAAGGATTAGCAGATATTTTAGATATAGATCCTAATAAATCATATGTTATTCAATCTGGTACTAATTCTGGAAAAACATATTTAGTGAATAATTATCATCATAATTTAGAAAATAAAAC